CTCATACTCCCCCTCCCCGAACATGGAAAACGGTCTCACCACCAGCGTGTTCTTAAAACACCCCGTTAAAAGAGACGCACATGCTTTGGTAGTGGCATACCCTCCGACAGGGTTTAGTGCATCACTCTCTTTCATGGCGTTCTCTTTCAGACCGTACTCGCTTGAGGTTCCGCAATACACGAATTTCTTTAAGGGAAGTTGTGCTGATAACTTGAGGAGGATGTAAGTGTTAAAAATGTTCGTGGCCACCATCTGATCCATATCCTTATGCTGGAAGTGGTGTCCGTATGCGCCTAAATGAAATATATAGTCAGGTCGCGCCTCAATAAGATAATGAGTGAGAGCATCAGCGTCGGTAAATAAATCCCTAGGTATACCCGCAACCTTATACCCTTTACGAAGAAGTGTGTCTGAGAGATGCCGACCCAGGAAACCGCCTAATCCTGAAACTAAGCAAGTAGACATATATTAAAAGGTACCACAATTGTCAACAGATTACAAGACCTATTTATTCCAGCCTGCCCCCATGCTCTTTAATGGTTGAATATTCCTTCTGTACACAATCTTTACACAACTTTTTAGTCCACACAATCCTGTCATACCCATCCCTCCTTATGACCTTATACACATTCTGTTTTACCTGCGGCTTACACCATAAATCACAATACCCATTCACTATTCTCTCTTTCTTAACCGGCAGATAATCACTATCCTCCCATAACTCATCAAATATCGGCTCAGTACTCTTCACCGCCTTAGTAGTTCCCAAGCCGATTATTTCCGGAGGATCGTCTATCTCTTCAATCGGGAGGTCCTTTACGATATAGAAGAGAGTTTCTCCCTTAGCGGTTACCTCAACAGGTAACTCCTTAGTGGCTGCATATACGTTCTTCCTTAGTTCTAGTATTGATATTTGTTTCATGTGTCTACACATCATAGCATGAAGTGTCTACACTTGTCAATAGGAAGTGTCTACACATGGTTTCATATTAGCTTCAATAGTTGGGATAGGTACAGTAAAATAACCCCCTACCCCTCTGGATACGTATGGGGGGTCTTCTCTCCATGGTTTAGAGTGTTACAGTAATATAAACATATATTATTATGTTATATATATGAGTATGCTATACACAACACACATACACACATGTGTCTACATATGTATATACCTTATAGGTATACACTATACTCATAGCGCATAGTAACAATACAATTGTGGTATATCTTTTAGATATATGAGATAGTGAGATATGCAACACAAGCACAAGTAATTAGTATAAGTTATTAGTATAGCTTCATTAGAATATACAATCCCTGTAAGATGAATACATTATACCTTGTGGTTTTTACTACTTATGTACTGCTTTGGTATACCTCTATGACTTATTCAATACTAGTTTTATTATATTTTGTGCGGATATTTACAATTGCTTTTGTCCGGTCTTATTTTATGCGCGGATCATTTTCATTACTTATCCTATTATCTCCGGAGAGATTTTATATAGCTTGTAATCAATTGACGGGCTAATCTCTATAAACTCTGTAATCTATTTTATGCGGTTTTTCATAGCCTATGATTTAGCCGTCTTTTCTTTTGCCTAGCCTCATTGGGCGAATTATAAGCATATTTGGCCTAAATTAATGGCCTTTAATTTGACATTCTAGGCCTGTGTAATTTTATCAACGTACCTTCTATCCTTTAATCTATTGACAATTGACACTATATTACAGGCTACTATTGTACAACTTTATTTTTGAATATGATCCTATACCCTCATATACCTATTGACAACTGTCTATACTTATGATATTCTTATTGTAGGTAGCTAGAGCTGGTAACAACGACACCACGCCGGACACCCGTTCAAGCTCTTTGACAATTAGTGATGATAGCTACAAGCTAACAACCGGAACTATTATAATTTACGGTTTTAGTCTTGATTATATGTTTACTCGTAATGATTATATGAGTAATAAGTGTACTTTTGAGCAGTATTACGGGCAATTTGTCAATGAGGCTACAAAAAAAATTGTAGTCTCAACTTTTACGCTTAAAAAATTGAAAGAAGCGTACAAAAAAGACAAACACCTCAATACTATTCCGCTTTTTAAGTGGGACGCTTTGGGAGGTTTTGCTTTTAGAGGTAGTGAAATGATAGCAAGACCCACCACAATAGAGCCTATTGATTATAAGCTCTTAAAAGAAGCGGGAGAGGGCGTAAGCTCTGCAACTCTTGTATGCATATACAAAGAGTCAGCAAGACAAGTAATCAGAAAATAATCATATCAAGCTACTCTAATACCTGCTATTAGATAGCTTGTAGTTATCATTTCAATTTCAATTATGATTAAATCTAGGCGGTTTTATGGAAAGGTTTTGCACTCGGTGGATTGTCTGCCGGTTGAATTAACTGATGAGGATCGGCACGCTTTAGAAGTCTTGCAAGAGGCAGAAAAAGAAGATAGGGCGCTGCGGGCGGTAGATCATTACAAGTTTAATATCAAGTTATGAGGTGGTTTTGGTTACTATTAACAATGGTTAGCCCAAAAGAAAATGATAAGCTGACCACAATGGGAGAGGGTGAGTACTTGGCGAGTAAAGGGATAGGGAATTATTTATAAATTAGTTTTTTATTATGAAATACATAACAAAAGAAGTGCTTAACTCATGGTTCGGACTATTAAAACAATTAAAATATGGTTATCACATGGAGCCAAGCGATAAGAAAGAGTTAATACGACTTAATCACTTAATAATGGAACAAGCGAACAAGATACATAATGACAATATGTTAAACATTATCAATTCAAAATAAAGGTATGAGAAAAAATAAACTAGAGAGGATAAAAAACCTGCTCAATGACTCAATCATTGATGTAAGAAAAGAGTTAAAAAGCGAGTATATGATTGAATGGAATAGCGGATTTTTAAGAGGACTTGAACACGCATTTTTTATTATCAATCTCGTTGAGAATAAGAAAAAACCAAAAATGATTGATACTGGAACACAGTACGGTTATATAAACATTGAGAAAAACGGAAAGAAAGGGGTGATTGAGATATTATGATGTGCGATCATAAAGTCTATACGAAAGGCTGTGGCACTTGCGAGGATATTTACGAACAATGTAGCTACAATGCGCACGAAGGGCGGTTTGATATGGACAAGGAGGATTTGACAGATAAGGTGGGTTGGGCGCGTTGCCGGTCGTTCTACAAAAGTATACCAGATGACTACAACCACGAACCAGATGAGGACGGTTGGGAAGATGAAGCAAGCGCAAAAGATGAGGCGGACAGGGGAAAGGCTGACGGCGAGGTTTACAAGTATACCGATAATGAACTATGATTATCCTTTTAATAGTTATAATTTTACTTTTAGACGTATGAAAAAAATATGTATAAAGTGTGGGCGTACATATAATACCTTAAAAATAAAACAACGGTATTGTAGTCGTATATGTTGCGGGAAAGCACAAAGAACTAGGGCAAGATGGTTTGATAAGGGAATTAAAAGTTTAATAAAATTATGAAAAAAATGAAACACGTTTGGGGGTTTTTGGCCTTTATGGTCCGAGAGATTATAAAGATAGTGAGAAGCAAGCGGTTGTGGTTTGCGGTGTCGCTTATGGTCTGGACTTATCTGGTGGCGTGGGTGTTCAATCACTATTACTTTCAATCCCCGGTTAAAGAATGGAGATGTTTTATGTGTGAAAGAACAACGGACAAAGACATCAAAAGCGCAACCGTATCGGCTAGTATGAGGGCGGTTCCGACGGTTATGGTGTTAGAGCCTGAAAAGACCGAGAAAGATATCATAATGAGTATGCCTCACGGAGAACAGTTATGGAAAATCTATTTTCTGGAAAGCACTCACGGATCAAAGGACGGTTGCCGTATCAATAATGAGGGTTGGGGTGGTTTTGGGGTCAAAGACGGCAATGAAGTCGTATGCTATGAGAGCTTTCAGAAAGCGGTTGAAAGGGCTGAGTATTGGTGGGCTCGGCTTAATCCTGATGAGGATTTAGAGGGCGCGCTGTGTCAATGGAACACCGGCAAGCGTCAACCTCAATGTGTTTATTCAATGACCTATATGGCGTTATAAATGGTATAATGTTGACAGTTACAAGTTTCCTATGGTAAGTATGCAAAATAAAATATCGGTTGAGGAGAAAAACATGGTAATAGAGATGAAAAAGCAAGGAGTCTCTAACAATCAGATAGTAGCAAAGTTGGGGAATAAAATAAGTCCTCAACGGGTGTCGGCTATCTTTCAGCAGTACGAGTTATCAGTTTACAAGAAAAACAATGGAAAAACCTAATGAACTGGATTGTTTACTGGTTGAGGGGAGAGATAAGAACGGTTACCTATTAAAATTCACGCTGAGAGGGGCTGATCCTGAGGTTTTATTCAAAAAGTGGATAGATACACAGGTACTGTGGAAAAATGATATGGAAAGCGGTATAAAACCCATGCCGAAAATGGACACTAATGAGGAAAAGATCGCAAACTTCACAAAAGAGTATGAGGCAGATACCCAAAAGTGTCCCAAGTGCGGAAACCCTCTCAAAGAGTCGTGGTCAAAAGATAAGACCAAGCACTTTATGAAATGCTCAACTGCGGGTTGGGATAGAGCAAACATGAGGGCGACCGGCTGTGATTATATTGAGTGGTTGAAATAATATGAGAATAAATGACCATTGTATAACCGTAAGCGCGGGTCATATCTCTATAAATGACCCGCTTGTTATGGGCGATACCGTAACCGTAGTGATTGAGGGCGATATTGTCCAAGTAAAGCAGAACGACAACCAAGACGGAACGTATGACCTCATTTATAAGGTAAAGGGCGCAATCGCTGAGGTCAAGAAGCATGACAAAATTATAAGTTCTGAGGAAAATACCGAGCTATGATCTACCATGCACGGACGCTTTTCCCCGGTACCGCGATAGAAAAAGACCCTGAGCTTCACTTAGTAGGTGTACCGGATAATAAATCCTATTCAAAGGTATCGTTTGGCGGATTTACCATGACGCTGAAAGACAAAAAGTGTCTCGGTGTACGAACCTTTGAGGACAAATTCGGGAGAGATAAGCAGTACCGGCTTTTCTACTATGAGTGGAGACCTGACCCGATTGAGCCTGAAACTGACTATACAGATGAGGGATTGGCGAAATTACATAGCGCAATGAGCAAGTTCTTTAAGAAAAAATATGACCGCTAAAGAGGCTTTAATACTTAACCTGATATGTATGGCAGTTGCGATCTATTTAGTAATAGACTTCGCAAAAAAGCTCGCAGAGATGATATACTAGAGTACAAAAGGGGAGGTCTGTAAAGGCTTCCCCTTTTCTCACTTGACAACAATTTTCGGATTTGGTAATGTTAGTAAATAAGGGGGCGGCGAGTAATTATAAATTAAATTAAATTAAGATGACAAATCTTCAGTATCAAAAAGATACTTTCAAAAAACTCACTTCAGATATAGAAAAATATAAATATCTTGAGAAGCTACGCAATGTGCTTCGTGATGTTCAAAAATTATCCTGGCGCATAACCCAGTTTGATAAAAAGTTTTCTCTTGAAGACATAGATGAATATAACTACGAAAAATTATTGAACGCTTATTTAGAATTTGGAGAAGAAATAGACAGCCTCGCTATGTGGGTAAGAGAAGATGAGGAAAGAAACAAACTATGATATTGTAAATTAAATTAGAAATTAAATTAAATTTATGAAAAGCCGAATAGTAAAAGTTAGTTTGTGGTACGATGATGACTTTACCGCTTCATCTAAAAATACTAAATTTCTCTTTCTATACTTACTTACTTGTCCGTTTATAGAGATGACTGGAATATTCAAATTTCCTCGTCATCATATCCTTCTTGAGACAGGACTTACAGAAGATGAGCTAAACAAGTCAATTATAGAGCTAGAAGCCATCAAGAAGGCGTTTCTATACAAGAACTGGATATATGTACCAAATACCGAGAAACATAATAAGTACAGCCTCGGTTCTAAGACTGGTAAGGGATTTCAAATAGAGATGAAGAATATACCTAAAGATATATTTACTTACTTCAATAAACGATACCCCTATCATACCCCTATGATAGACTCAGAAGACAGAAGACAGAAAACAGAAGACAGAATTTATAAGACAGAAATCAGAAATCAGAGTGATAGGATCTTTGATGCTTTATCAGAGAAAGGAGATAACAATGACTAAACAGGAAAACCAAGAGCTACTTGGATACTTAGAGGAGTTTCTACATATAGCAACAAATAAGATATATGGATATGAGTGGTTTATGTCTTATCCTTACTTGAAGTTATGTAACGATACGTTTTCAGAGTTGTTGTTAATAGATTTAACCGCCGATGGCCTATAGAATAATACTCAACACATTATATAAAATTATGTTATATTGAATGTATGCGTAAACTTAAAAACTCTACTCTCTTCTCCTTTAAGATGTTGAATAAGCATAACCGGTTATTGTCAGATCACGCGAAAAGGCTTAAGCTCAAGAAGTCGGCACTGTTGCGTTCTATTATCAATTCTTATTTCAACCCATGACAGCTATTGAAAGGATTGTGTATGCTTCCGGCTTAATCGTTTTTGTCCTTTTTATCATTATCCTCTTTACCCAGAAGGCTCCCCCTATATCAAGTAGGTTGCCTGACCGAGTGTTGCAGGGCGCGCAGATAAACCCAGTACCAGTTCCCACACCATTTCAAATTAAATAATATGACTGATTTACACGACAAGGGGAAGGGAAAGAAGATACTCATAGCTTGTGAAGAAAGCCAAGCGGTATGCAAAGCATTTAGGGATAGGGGATTTGAGGCATATTCCTGTGATTTGCTCCCTTGTAGCGGTGGTCATCCTGAATGGCATTTACAACAGGATGTTTTACCTTTGCTTGACCAGGATTGGGATTTGATTATCGCTTTTCCTCCCTGTACTGATTTGGCGGTAAGTGGAGCTGCTTGGTTTGAAAGGAAGCGGAAAGATGGAAGCCAACAGAAAAGCATTGAGTTTTTTATGAAGTTCGCAAACGCAAAGTGCAATAAGGTCGTGATTGAAAATCCGGTTGGGATAATGTCCTCACTTTGGAGGAAGCCCGACCAAATCATTCAGCCTTATATGTTTGGTGAACCATTCAGTAAAAAAACTTGCCTTTGGATTAAGGGATTGCCTTTATTGAAACCCACAAAGTTAGTTGAGCAAGGAGAACGGGTAACATTCAAAAGCGGAAGGTCAATGCCAAAATGGTATTCGGATGCTTTCAGATTGCCACCGGAAGAACGTTCAATAGTCAGAAGTAGGACATTTCAAGGAATAGCAGATGCTATGGCTGACCAATGGAGTAAATACCTATGAAACCAACACAGGAGGGGAAGAAAAAACATACCAACTCAAGAGATAGTATACATTCAGGAAAAGATGCCAACTGTATTACCAATTCAAAGGAGAAATGAATATAGATTTAAGATTAGGCGATTGTTTGATTAAGTTAAAAGAACTTGAGGATAATTCAGTAGATGCAATAGTTACTGACCCTCCGTATGAATTAGGCTTTATGGGTAAGAGTTGGGATGCTAGCGGAATTGCTTTTAATCAAGCGGTGTGGGCGTTATGCAGACGTGTTCTCAAGCCCGGTGGATACTTACTCTCTTTTGGTGGAACAAGAACCTATCACCGTATGACAGTAGCTATAGAGGATGCAGGATTTGAGATAAGAGACATGGTTGAGTGGGTGTATGGTTCAGGATTTCCTAAATCTTTGAATATCGGTAAGGCGGTGGATAAGTTGCTAGGGAATGAGAGGGAGATAACTGGAAAAGATAGAAGTGGAGATAAAGAAACACACAAAACTTACAATATGGCTAAATTAGGTGGTAGTGCTATGGGTGGAGAATATAATATAACCAAAGGCACTTCTGAATGGGAAGGCTGGGGAACTGCCCTTAAACCTGCTCACGAACCCATCTGTATGGCTCGTAAACCTTTATCAGAGAAAACAGTAGCCGAAAATGTATTAAAGTATGGAACGGGTGGGATAAATATAGATGGGTGTAGAGTGGAGGGATTATCAGAAAAAGAACTTAATTGGACACCACAAAGACAACACGCAGAACAAAAAACATATCATAAAGGAGTTGGGGGTGCTGGTGTTGGCAATGAAATGGAAATGTTTAATAAGTTGGGTCGCTTCCCTGCCAACCTAATCCACGACAACAGTGAAGAAGTAAGAGAGTGTTTTCCTAATGAAAGTGAAAGGTTCTTTAAATCAATAATCTACCAAGCAAAGGCAAGTAAGAGTGGTCGTGGCGAGGGGAATAATCATCCTACAGTTAAACCTATCGCCCTTATGGAATACCTAATCAAAATGGTAAGTAAAGAGGGTGCGGTTATTCTTGACCCTTTTATGGGAAGTGGTAGCACAGGTATAGCCTGTAAGAACCTCAATAGAAACTTTATCGGAATAGAGCTTGAACCTGATTACATTAAAATAGCGCAGGCAAGAATAAACGGTACATTAAACAGTTATCAGTTATTTAATATATGAACCCCACTAACTACACCCCTATAGTTACCAGAGAACAGCATGAGATGGAGATGGTGGATTTATTTATCGGGTTATTATTTTTATTTTTTATCTATGAGAACAGAGGATATCTTTACGAGGGCGTTTATCAATTCATCCTTCCGACCTTACAAGTTTTATCTGGTTGTCTATGACCGGCATGGGGTTCAAGCGGAACAACATGGAAATGTTGGAGAAAGCCCACAAAAGACGGGCAAACGCAATAAAAAGGTACTACGAGTCGTTAAAAGACAAAAGACGCAAGGACAAGCCATTACAGAGGCAAAAAAAGGCATTAAAACCAAAGCGGGTAAAGCTCGTACCGGTAAGAAAGTTAATAAAGAAGTTAGACGCAGTATTCGCCAAGTACATCCGAGCAAGAGACGGAAACAAGTGCGTACTATGCGGATCAATAAAAAACCCCCAGTGCGGACATCTCGTAAAGCGGGGAAAGCACAGCACAAGGTACGATGAGAGCAACTGTAACTGTATCTGCTCAAGCTGCAATTACAAGGATAACTTTGAACACGACCACTATGTTATATGGTGGGTTAAGAATTACGGTCTTATCCCATATCAGGATTTAATTGAGAGAAGTAAAGGTCTGAAACAATGGAAACGCTACGAGTTAGAGGAGTTAATAACCAAGTATGAAGAAAAGTGTACTCAACTCAAAACCCCTTAAGGAACTGCGGTACTCTCTCCACAGTAAGATGTGGTGTATCGCCTGTAAAGAGAGGTTGAGAAACGGAATGAGTTATTACTGCATTGAGTGTCAGGATGACCTTGAAAAAAGGCGTAAAAAATAACTGCTTACCAGTTTGTCCTTACCAACCCACGGCTCTCATTCACTCCGTCTTTATCAAGGGAGTTATAAACGTGCATATAGCGGTCTATCACCCTTAAAAACGCCAGTAAGCCTACCGCCAGTACCACATGCCACTTAATGGAGATGTTACCGGTATCAGAGTTAATCCCTCCCATTAAAATAGGGAGTATTGACAGGATAACATCACGAAACGCCTCCCTCAACGCCTCATCCAACGCCTTGAGAAACTTCTGCTTATTGGTCATAAATTATCTCGGCAACGTATAAAGATGGAAAAAGTCCAATAACCAAAACAAAACCACTAACCCTAAAATGATGTACGCTATCTGCTTAACCGCAGGAGGAAGCGCAATCATCCCTAAAATAAGGTTAACCACATAGATAACAACCGCAACCAACAGTAATGTAACAATAAGGGAAATCATATGTATCACCTTCTTACGAATGTAATTTATAACTATAAACCTGCTCTGGCAAGCCTTTCAAATATGTTAGCGAAGTTAATATCACGTTGACGGGCAACCTCTTTCATGTCTTTTCTTGCTTGTTCAGATGCTTGAAGATGGTTCTCTAGTCCGTTTTTAATGTAGGCTACGTTTTGTTTTATCTCACGAATATCAGTTGCCATTGTAAAATTATTGTAGAGGTAGAATGAGGTTATAGAGACTATCAAAATCATCAATCCCCAGAAACTTCTTACAGACAGTTTAATAGTCGTCATCTCATTGATGACTGTTTGATCCTCGTTAATAATACTCTGAGAATCATTAATATTTGTCTGACGTTTGTTGACAGACGATTGTCTGGTATTTATAAGGCGTTGACTAGTCATACTTGTACTCCTAACTTCTCACATATAGCAATCATAGCGGCCTGCAGGAACTTTAACCCGGGCTTTTTAAGATTGTTATATTTGGTAGTCCAGTAGGATACCTGACGCGTTAGGTCGCTTATCTGTTCAGCCTGTGCTTTCTTTGAGGCTTCTAAATGCGCCACTTGTTCTTTTAATGAGGGGAGAGCGTCATATGCCTCTTTATAAATTGAGGTTTGCTTCTGGCACTCTTGTTCTTTGAGTGCTAACGTGTTATATTGGCTCTGTAGCAACGTGGTGTCTGAAGCCATTTTAGAAATCTGCTGGTCTTTGCTCGCAATTACTCCATTTAATCTGTCTCTTTCTGCGGTGATTTGTGCAAGCTTAGCAGGACAGTCATCAACAGGAGCTGAAGCCCCATTGGCTTCTCTTATAATCTTATCTACATCTATTTCATTCGGACAACCTGTAGCCACCACTTCTTTATGGGGAATTACGGTTACTCGGTTAATAGGAAGCTGATAAAACGCGCATATATCCTTTACCAGTGCCCCAGCCGTCTTATAGAGTTCCTCTGTGGGAGGCGCACCCTGATACCAAACGTGTTCAATGCCTATGCTTCGTTTATTCATAACGTAATTTCCTGAGTGGTAGGCAGTGTAGTACTCCTCTAAGCCCTGATAGAGCTTACCGTCTCTGTCTACAATATAGTGTGCGGATACTTGTGATCCAACCTGACCGAATCTCGCTATTGCAGATTGTAGGGTTCCGACAGTTGAGTGGATAACCACCCTGTCAATAGGGGCTCTGGCTGTTTCATAGTTTCCGGTCGCCGTAGTAAACTCGGTATTAGGGAGACTTGTTTCCTCTCTGGTCATATTTATTATTGTTGTCCTAGAACTTGATTAAGCATTTCAATGGCGTCGCTATTTGCATCGGTACTGGTAAGATTGCCTATATATTCTGATATTTCACCTTTTATTCTATTCATCTTAAACTTAACTTCCTCAGCGGTGTCTCCCGGGGCCGGAAGTAAGAACATATAGTCTTCTCTCTGTGCTGGAGTGTAGGCTGCGCCTGTTCTGTTGGTACCTATGGCATCAACAATTCCTCCCCATAAAGCCCTGTATTTACGGGCTCCAAATGCACCAGGGAGAGCTGATGCTATCACCTGTCCTGAACCGTCTTTCTTAAACAGTATCTTTTCCATAGAAACAATATCCTTTAAAGCAGTTTTGTTACGGGAGAGGTCTTTTGCGACTGCACCTGACAGCTTCTTTTCTTCCTTTTCTTCAGGAGCCATTATGTCCATAAGAGTTTTAATCTGTGAGGTGTTTTTACCACCAGTTTGAGCCATATCTGCCATAATCATAGCCGCAAACATATCCTTTTTATTTGGTTGTTTTGTTGTATCTGTTGTGTCTTTAGCTTCTGCCTGACTTCCCAGAAGCTCTTGTATCATCTGCTCTCCGTCGCTTGTTGGCATAGGCTGTTCTTCCTCGCCACCCGCCCCACCCATCATATTACGACCAAGTGAGGTAGCCATTGAGGTCTTATTGGGAGTGCCTAATATTTTTGATATAGTATTTGCTCCGGTATTTACTAAAGGATTCTCTCCTGCCTTTATGAGTCCGCGACCTAAAGCATCCTCAGCCTGTCTTATTGGACCTGAGGGAATAAGGTTAGGAATTGTGGTTGCAGCCCCTCCTGCCATAAGTCTTCCACCCATTCCGCCCTTACCAACCTGACTTAGTAAATCATCAGCATAAGAGGATAGTTTATATTGATAGGCATTTATTGGCCTGACCCTACTGTCAAGCGAATCTATGACATCTTTTAGCCCATCATACATTGCTTTCTTAACCATGACTTTTTCAGCAGTTACACCTGATCCAAATGCCTTTGCCTTACGAAGCTGATTGCCCAGCTGTGTTTTATAATCATATATGGCTTGTGCTGATGGTGTTTTTTCAATAAGACTCTTTACCACTTGTTTCTCCGCGGTAATAGCCTTTCTCACAATGGGATTATCTAAATCAAGCGCATAATCCGTAAGCTGTTTATTAAGACTCCCTATTATATTAGTATATCTCGGCTTTGCCTTTACTGTCGGCAGAAGCTTCTCTATCTGTTTATTTGCGGCCTCGGCAATAATACCGACCTGTGATAGTTGTTTCTCTGGTGCCCCGGCAAGCCCTGTTACTCTTTGAAAGTCTGCAAAGTCCTGTGCATCCTTAAACCATCGGGTTCCAGATGACCCGCTAAATCCTGCCACACCACGTCTGAGCCCCTCACCTGATTGAGTTAATGCTTCTCCAAAGTTCTTAGCCTTGGTTGCTGCTCTTGCGCCTGTGGTAACATCTTGAAGTTCATCTGGAAGCTTTGCAAATAGCTCACCTGTTTTACCATATTTAGCCATTCTCCCCACATCAGTTGCCGTGTCTGCAGCCTTACCCGCAACACCTAACTTAGTTAGGAGACTCTTTGCAGGACCTAAAAACGGCAGAACATTAAGAAGCGTGGTTACTGGTTTGTTATATCCGGTCTCAAGAGGATTGGTTATGAGGTCTTTATACTCTCCAACTACTCCCTTAGCTACGTTTCCTGCTGTTTCTCCCAGATCGGTTTGACCTTGTAGGATACTCAGAAGAAGTCCGGGAAGCTGGGTAAGCCCCTGTACGTTTTGTCCGACATCAGTTCCTACATTACTTAGAAAGCCTCCTAGACTTTTAGATTGCGGTTGAGCTGTCTGTTGAGTTTGACCGCCCATATCAATTCCAAAGTCTTCCCTAAGTCCTGCAGATATGTCTTCATCAGATGCTCCTAGCTTCTTAGCCTGATTAACATACTGTGTAATATCGTCTTCATTAAATTGGCCTGTTTTAAATCGTGCCATAGTTAATATCCTTTTGAAACTGGATAACCATTCTTGTCTCTTATGGAACCGTCAGAGTATTTATATACGCCGTTGGAGATAGACTGAATAGGATATGCGCTTTTTCCTATGCTGGAAAATCTGTCATTTGCCGCATCCACTCCAACTCCAGATGAACCGCCACCTGTTCCTTTATCAGATGATGTCCCACCTTGAGATTTAGTCCATTTGTCAATAAATCCCTGAACATCAAATTTAGAATTTTCTGCTGTTTGTCTTGCTTTTTCAGCGGCATCAAGGTTAGATTGCGTACTCCATATACTTTTTCCTGTATCTATTCCGCTGGTTGCCGCGCCTGATTGAAGATTGGCTATAGCATCATAGACGCTTCTTACATCTTTACTCTCTGCCCCTGTCAGCTGAGTAATAAGCCCTGCCAGGTCAAGCAATCCTGACTCTCTGTCGCCTACTGCCGATTGTTCCTGATACATTCCTGTTTCACGAAGCGGGGCAGTTGCATTTTGAATCTCCTGTTGCGCGAGAGTAGATGAGGGGAGAAGTCCTCGTTTTCCTAATTCCTGTGCGGTAACCTTTGTTTGACCTGTTACATTTTTCTCAGTGGTTGAACGTATCTGGCCAATTAAATTATCATATCTCTGTTTCAGGTTTTCTTCTTTAGCCGTAAGATTGGCTTTCTGCGCCCCGTAGTTGGCCTGTATCTCAGGAATGGCGGCTCTTTGTGAAGCTATGGCTGGCTGTATGGCATCAGAGTATAGCTGTTGTGAACGCTTTATGACATCCTCCCAATTTGAACCACCACCTGATGACCCGCTAAAGGATGATCCTCCAGAAAACTGACTTTGAGTCGTAGCTCTGTTATTTAAATAATCATCCCACCCCGTATAGCCTGCTCTTATGGCAGCGTTATTTCTATCGGCCGGATTCATGTTTGAGATATTCGGGTCTACCTGAGAATATGCCATATATATAAAATGTTAAATGATAAAATATGTTCGGTCAAGTTTTAACTACCTAAGACCAGATAGTTAAGTTCAGAATCTATTATCTCCGTTGTTCCATCTATAGATACAGCTGTTGTTTCTAGCTTCCAATAATTATATGATCCATCTGTAGTAACATTAAGAACATCTGTATCTTCTACTTGAGGAAATCCGTATGAAACATTCCAATTATAAAATTTTGAATATTCTCCTGATGCGTCAGCGTATGTTGTTCCATCTGTACTTTTTCTTAATTTTGATTCAAGCTCAATTCCTGTTGATGTTCCAGAAAAGTTAGCACATTTAACTTTTGTAAATACTAGCATTTTGTAGTCTTTTTTTGTAGTAAAGCTCAGCGACATACCTGGAATAGTTATTTTTGCGCTCCCCACCGTTGTGCCAGTTGAGTCTGCTGTTCCTGCTGAATAGAAGTTTGCGGCCGTAAGTCCTATTGCGTTTAAGATAACACTTCCTGCAGTGTTTTTAATTGAGCTGAGAAATGATGTGGTAATTGCCCCTCTATCGTTCATAGAGTCAAATAAGAAACTAGATATTGTACCAGCTTGGTCTGCTCCGTTTCTTGCGGCGGGAGATAGTTCTGGTCGTAGCTGGTCATTAAGCCCTAATACTGTGTAGTCCATATTATAAAGGTATTACGTCAGCATCATAACTTAGCCCGTAAAATGCAAATGGTGATGTTTTTGATGATTCGTGTATCCTGATGAATAGTATCTTTGAGCGTGAGCCTGAGGGAAACTTATATCTTACGATCCCCTCGCTTACGTCTCCTATGTCTATATACCTAATCTCTTTAGGCGAAAATGAGTCCGTACAAGCAACTTGAACAGTTGCCTGACACCCAGGGTTAAAAAACAGCCACAGCCAGTTCCATCTCTTATCAAGCTCTAAAGTTCCCGCATCAACCGAGAACATCATCTGCGCCTGAATTGCTACCCCATTATCTGTATAAGAAGTTTCATCAATCTTGTAGCACTGTCCGTTTGTACCTGCAAATATGAGCTGTTGGTTGCCGTTTGCGTCTTTATAGGAGTGCATAGCCGTAGGATTATCTCCTAAGCTCCAGTTAAGAAACTCGTTTTTATTAAAATCGTACTTTACTACGGCGTTGGTAATGGTCTCTCTGGTATAGTCGTCAGTTATCGTTCCTACTCCGAGCAGATAATCATATCGGTGAACTGATGCGGGGGCGGTTGAGAATACTCCACCTGCAATTGCCGAGCCTGAGCTGTTATAAATCTGTCTCTGAATAGGATTAGAGATAAGCTCCGGTCTTGCACCGCCATATCCGAATATCCCTAAGCGATTAAGCCAGAAGTAGTATCCCTCAACCTGAGAGAGAGACTTATGAGAGCTAGGGCCTAAATCTGTTGCCATATCAAGAAGTGAGTATCCATCCCACCGATACATCTCTCCACCCATCTTGGTAGCAACTAATCTGTCGTTATTTTTAAATATAGAGAGTATCTTTCCTGCTCCTGGAATCTTGAAAGATGAGGAGTCTGAGGTTCCTGAAGTATTCCAGTTGGTAGCGTCTCCTGTGGTTGAGTAGAATAGGTCAGAGGCCGTTCCTGCGGCATAGATTCTGTTTTGATACTGTTCAAATTGATTTGAGGGAGGAGCAAGCGTACCATCGCTAAATGAAGTGCCTGTTGTTGTCCAACGGGTTGAACCTACCGCATCTCCGACAATCATGGTGTTATCAAGTACTGCGGCCCCAACCGTTGCCCCTGGGCTTATCGTACCATTGCCTGTAACAGTCCATGCTCCCGTTCCCTGTGCTGATGAGTATATAATTGAGCCTGAGGCCCTATATAGCCAAAACTGAGTCCCATCATTCTTATAAAAGCTCCACAGAGAATTAACAACAGAACCGTCAGCAGTACCCAGAAAAGTAGTATATCCAGGTCGTTTTTTCTTTGATCCATAAAAGTCGGATGTAATATTAACAGCCTTTACCATCTCACCTCCATTACGGTTAATCGGATTGATGTAGAGGTTGAGTCCTGAAATCTGGCTAAGACGCTGTGTTGCCATTATATTAATTGGAAGTCATCTTCAGAGCTAAGGGGAGAAACGACACTAACATATTGTATCCCTGACTTCCAACGGGGAGCAATTTCAGTTTTAAACTGTGCTAACTCCGCATTAGCCATATTTATAAAAGAGTAGCCTTTTTCATCTTTTTGGTCAAGGAAACAAGCCTGAGCATACGCATAGTCTATAAATGACTTGGTGTAGTTCTGCATGGAGACCGGTATCTCATCCGTATCATCAACGAGGGCTGGTGAGGTCTTGTAGTAGTCAACAACTATGGTTGCCGCATTATCTACGGGCTTTCTCCCGAATACCGTATCACCTTTCCAGTAATATTGAGGGAGAGCTTCGGTAAAGACTTGGTCTGCCCTGAAGTCAGTGATGTTTAGTCTGGCGGCTGTTTGTGTTCCTGAGGCAGTTACTACCTGCATTTTCCGTATTTCTTTAAAATCAGTACTAGTGATAGTTCCCAACTCCTGACCCGAGGTCATAGAGATTGATTCACTTCCCAGTAAATAGTCTCGGTTAACGTCAATTGCGGCATTGGTCATTTTCTCCAGCCATTCATTAAGCCAGTCATCAATTACCTCATCTGTCTGAATGTAGTTTGAACTGGTGAGCTTTCGTTTAACTCTATCTCTCATCTTAGCAAGTGAGTAGCGTGTTTGACCGGATGACATAATCCAGTCAGAATCCGCAGTTTCCTCGGTAGTTACTGAGTTGTAGTATGAGGCTTTGTAAGCATAAGTAGAGACTCCTGTTGAGTCATAAACTTGGGTATAGTCTGAGTCAGGAGTAATAGTTACGGTAGAGGCTGTCCATGCAGTAGCCGTACCCGCAGTACCAGTAGTTGAACGCTTGAATATAATCTGGTCAAATCTCACCGCGTATACGGGAGTATCTGTGGGGTGGTCAAATCTGGTTGAACCTGAAAGAACCAGTGAAGTTCCCGACACCGCAGCCGTACCCGTAAGGACAATCTCTGCTAGTTCTTCTTTGGTTTTGCCTATCTGTAAAGCCTGATTTGCCTCAAAAGCATTAATATTCTTTACTCTTATTGTCCCTGCTCCTGATACCTCTCCGTTGGAGAGATAACTATACTCTGCGCTTTGGTCAAGTAGGTTCTTTACTTTAATTATCATATTCTAAGGATAAACTTAAAATTAATACTGGTCAAGTTTTATCTAAAACAAAGGAATGTCATTCTTAATGTTCCTGTTGGACTTGCACTCTTTGTCCAAGTTAATGTAAAACCATCATCGTCATAGGATTTAACTATTGCTGTCTGATAATTTGCTCCACTTGGTAATGCTGCTATGAAACGATCATTATTTATATAATAAGTTGTTCCTGCGTCATAATCTACGTTTTGTACTGTTTTGGAACTATCAGCAACTCCAATTGAAAGAACTGTCCCTGAGCCATCTATCGCAGCCAAACAAATAATTGCAGTTGGTTTAAATCCAACGCCTGTATAGGCTACATCGGTTGGTGCTCCTGCTGCCGTTAAATCTCTCGTTGCTGTTATTATTTTAGAGGCAAGACGAGCTGTTGCTCCCATTGCCTGATTCTGTAAAAGTGTTTGTGCCATAGTATTTTATAATTCTGCATTAAATCCTAAATAAGCTGTTGTATTATTATTAGCAATTCCAAGCATTCCACGACCAGCAGTTCCTCCTGATGCTATAGTCATATCTATTGTACATGAATCGTTTGTTGGAGTATTTGCGTTAAGAGCAGGATTAGCACTACAGGCTATCGCTCCTGCTCCTTGATCTATTGCATAATTCGCCGCCGTTCCTGATTGTTCTAGTGCTGCTGGTTTTAATCTCATTGTTACAGGAAATTTAACTTGAAAAGTTCCCCCACCTGCTCCTGTAACATTTCCAACTCCAAAAATACTATATGCTGTCTGTGATGTGATGCGATAATAATATCTATAGCAATCTAATAATTCTTGATTATAACTTTTAGGCATAAAGGGTAATGCTACATCTCCTGCACAGAGTTGGACTTGGGCGATGTCAATAGTTCCTGAACCACCAAAATTCTCCGCTGATCCAGCCCCAAATCTTGATTGAAATGTAGAACCCCACGCATACCAAAACTCAAGAATAAGACTATCATCATTAGCCGTTCCAAAGGTTTTTCCTGCTAGGGTATTAGTAGTAAAAGTATATGTATATTTAGCCCATGATGAGGTTAAAGTAAAGTTAGTTCCATTTATAACTTCTGTCGCCGTAGGAGAACCACCGCTTCCATATGATTGTTCTAGCATTACACCAAGTTTTTTACCTGCAACAGAAGCCCTTGCCCAAAATGATACCGTTACCTTCTTACCGTTTCCACATAAATTTCTTGTACCATATTCTATTTTATTATATGTTTCACCAATAGTCGCATTACCAAGTGAGCTTCCAGCCCCATCTGGAGCTATTCTAAAATGATAGAAGGAATTAAGTAAATCTCCTGCTGTTAGAGTTTGTCTTGATTGAGTAATTGTTGGAAGCGTGCCACCATCAGCAGTTGCATACATCTGCCACCTATCAGCAGTAGTAACACCACCTCCTACACCAGTTCCACTCGTTCCTCTCTGCCATACATCAAAGTTACCGTTGATAATGGCTTGTCTACCCATACCATACCCTATCATAGCCATAGCACTATCTAACACAGGAATATATCCTACTGTGGGTGTGGTTGAGGCATGAAAATTGTCAACGGTATCAGCGTTGCCTGATGATGCTCCTGCCAGTTGATAGGTTGCCTTTATTACTGAGCTTCCTGCTGGAGCTGCTACGAAGTTTATTGTTCCGTTAGCCATTGAGTAATCAGCAGTTCCACCAGTCATTAACTGTCCATCTCTGAATATCTGCTCGGTATTGGTTACGGGAGTATTGGCAAGAACAAATGCGGTGAGTGTTCCATTTGGTGTTCCTGATGGGCTTTCGTTAACGACAAATGAGTTTGTGCCTGCAGCTGCACCCCACGCAAGACCGGTCGCAGTTGAGCTGTCTACTTTGAGAACGTGTCCATCAGCTGTGCCAACGGCTAATCTTTCATCTGCCGCGGCATAAGTATATAAATCACCCTTTGTAGTAAGAGGAGAAGTTCCTGGAACAGATGACCCAGCCGCACCAGCAACGTCTAAATTTCCTGTAAACGGATTAAACTTAAAACCCATAATTAAGCTTTAGTAACTGTTGATAAAGAACCTTTTGCCGCATCTAAATAGACCAAGGTTATTGTTCCAACGGCGGTTGTTCCTGTTTTAAATATATATGCCTCTGTTGTTCCGTCAGCATAATCCACTTCTATATTGTCATAAGCTAACGGAGTAAGAGGATCGCTTATCTTTACTGTGCCTGCGGTGATTACAATTGAACCTGAATTTACATTACCCACCACCCCAACCCCTGTCGTAGTACCTGAGTTAGCAATAGTACCTGTGGTTATTGCGCCTATTACCCCTACTCCAGCTACCGTACCTACGCCTGTGGTTGTTCCAGAGTTTACAATTGTGCCAGTAGTTATGGTTCCTGCGGTTACTACAATAGAGCCTGTGTTTACATTACCCACAATTCCTACCCCCGGGACAGTACCGACTCTGCTGACCGTTCCATCAGTAAGAATTGACAGTGTACCCATTCTAGTTACTGTACCCATTCCTGTAACCGTACCCACTACACCCACGCCAGGAATAGTACCGACTGAGGCTACCGTACCATTAGTAACTACGATACTTCCTGTATTGAGATTTCCTACTATCCCTACACCAGGAATGGTTCCAACAGAAGCCACAGTACCATTGGTAACTACTATTGATCCATTTGTGAGAATTGAGACTGTTCCAAGCCTTGTTACTGTTCCCATGCCAGTTACCGTACCAACAACTCCTACGCCTGTTGTGGTTCCAACAACACCAACACCAGTAACCGTACCGACCACTCCTGCGCCAGCCAGAGTTCCCATTCCTCCAACTGTACCTGCACCAGTAAGAGTACCTAATACTCCCATTCCTGCAACTGTGCCTACGCCAGTTGTTGTACCGCTGTTTACGATAGTTCCTGTGGTTATAGTAGAGGCCGTTACCACCACGCTTCCTCCGTTTATGTTTCCGACTACCCCAACTCCTGTTATAGTGCCACTACTTGCTATGGTTCCGTTTGTTACTACGATACTGCCACCATTGACGTTTCCCACTATTCCTACACCTGGTACCGTTCCGACTGATGCTATGGTTCCTGCTTTAACAGCAACCGTTCCATCAGCAACTACGCCAACTCCAGGCACCGTACCAACAGATGCGATTGTGCCGTTAGTAACCACTATTGAACCGCCATTTACGTTTCCTATGACACCAACACCAGGGATAGTGCCTACTGATGCTATTGTGCCCGCTGTAACTGCAACAGAGCCACCTGCAAGATTTGTAACCGCCGAAATAGTTCCGGTAAACGGGCTTGTTGTACCAGCTACCCCCATATCCAGTTTAATAATCTGGTATTTGGAGCTTCCAACTTCATCTGTTGCGACAATTGTTTGTGTTCCCTCGTTAATTTTTAGATCGGCCATAGGTTATGTGTTATAAGTTGTTGTGGTCGGATATGTTAATGCTAATAGTAATCCCATCGGCATACCCCCGTATAGAGTATGAGTTGTTGCTGGGATTGTTGACTCGTACATAACCCGGTACATCTTGGGGTTAGGTGCGAAAATGTAAAGTGCTTGAGGCCTCGCTTCTAAGGCTATTTTGAACTTAGACTTGCTATCCTCTATACTACCCATTTTAGGTCTTATCTGTTTTATTGTAAAGTTTTTAGGAGCGTCTGGTGAGGTGGTAGGAACGTATAAAAATGTCCAGTTAAGATTACCCCTAAGGTCTCTTCCGTTGATGCCGTCTATCCATGAAACCTCATTTCCGACCGTGGTATATCCGATACAGTCTTTTATGTTCAGATAGTCCACATTTACCGTACCAGTTCCTGGCGAGTAGGTGAAAGTATAGGCAGAACCGTCTGTTTGTGATCTGATGACGTTATTCGCCCCATATACCCCGTCTATATCAAGCGTAGTAAGAGTGTAGTTCTCTCCTCCCTTAAAGTAGAAAGTCTGTCCTGAGGTTCCTGAGAGCTTTCCAAACGTACACCCTGCGTTAAAGTAGGCTAAACTCCCGCCAAATGAAGCAGTACCAAAATTAGTTGACATGCTTACTCTGATACTTCCTGCGGTTGATTCAAAAGTATCTACTCCCGATGCGGTAAGAGTTCCGCTTCCTGTCATCTTAACAGATGAAAGAGCTGCGCTTCCAATGACGTTTCCTGATGAAACAATTGCTATGTCTGAGCTTGTTCCTGCGTACTTTGAACAGTTAATGGTTCCTACCCCTCCATTAAACCCTGCTCCCATTTGAACCTCGCCACAGTTGAGAGTATAGGGATTTGAGAAAGTTATTGTTCCTCCGCCTATTCCAGTCGTTATATTTCCACTGGTTGTTCCATTGCTCTGAAGATAAAGACCGCCAGTTACGTTTATGTCGTATTCTCTTGGGTAGGTTTCGTGATTAAGTCCTGTGGCATCTAAAAAACAAGCTCCTCCGTTAAACTGTAAATCACCAGTCCAAAACTCTATGTTTCCTATATTCCCTCCACCACTGGTAAGAAAGGCCAAAGAACCTGAAACCACTATATTTCCCGACCCGTTAATTATGGTTTCTCCCGGAGGACTTACAATAAGATTTGTTACATCCGCATTAGTATCAAGCGATAGGGCAAAGCTTGGACTGACGGTTGAGGAGTTTATGTCTATATACGCAGTATCGGCGGTTCCAGGAGCATTTGCCGTATCTGGAGTACCGCCTGATGTAGTTGACCAGTGATTTGTATAATCACTCCAAGAGCCATCAGCTGCTACCCAATAAAAATCGGCCATAGATTATAGCTTGTAATGCACTCTAAAGTATAGAGCCTGTGCGCCTTCTTGAGTTCCAGCGGTTGATACCTGCCAATTCATTTTGGTAGTAACCGGAACAATCGTTCCGAAAGATGAGGTTCCTGACTCAGCCTGAGTTCCGATAGCAATACTTCCACCCAAACTGTCAACAAGACCCAAATAAGCAGTACCATCTCCTGTCATGGTGCCTAAACCCATAGAAATCCTATGAATTTCACCGTTTATGGTACAAGCCTGAATTGTGGTTCCTGCGGGGTCTCCAGTTCCCAATGCTATTGAACCTGAATAAGTAGCCCACTGACCAACATTATCTGCCATAATAATAAATTAAAATAATAACCTTTACTTTATGATAGTAGAATAGAGAAGTCAGGTCAAGTTTTACGGATATATTTCCTGTTCAAGTAGTTTGAGGAACGGAGACCAGTTCTTCTTATAGACGGTTTCGGTGTCATATTCCTCAATCATTTTCTTTCTTCCAGCCTCACCCATCTTCTTGCGATCTGCCTTAAATACCAACTCCATCTTCTCATAGATACTCATCATATCAGGAACTCCCACATAGGAAAGAAGCGGGGTAAATGACTTGTAGGCCACCTTAGTCTTGTATCCTGTTACTCCATCAATAACTAAGTCTCTCATTGCGGTAAAATCATTCGCAATTACGGGTATTCCGCAGGACTGTGCTTCAATAATCGGTACTCCCATTCCCTCGTTGCGGGAGGGAGATAGATAGCAGTCAAATGAATTATATGCCCGAGCTAAGTCAGGGCGTTTGATATTAAACAGCATAGCGTATCCCGGTGGATGATAAACAAATTCATTGATACCTAGGAACTTAGCATACTCTCTTATGGGGAATCCTCCCTGTTGGTCAATAAGCGTATGGAAGTAGATAGAGGATTTGGGGTGTTTCTCATGGAATAGCTTAAAGGCATCTAGTACCTCCTGAAACGACTTACGAGGAGGGTTGTCCTTATTGGCCGCAACCATACCAAATACAAAATGGTCGGTAGGAAGTCCTATCTCTTTTCTTATCTTCTCCTTCTCATCAATCGGTTTAAAGGTCTTTGTGTCAACTGTCCATGGAATATAGGTAGATTGAATCCCTACCCTCAACAGCTCTCTATGGGCAAATGGTGAGGGGGCAATTACTCTATAGCATAAACGTAGTCTTTCAAGAATAGCTGGAGGAATAGGCTCATGGTCAACCGGAACATAGCAAATAAGCCTCTTGGCAGCCCTCATATGCTCAGGATTAAGTACCCATATATCCTGTAAAGTAATAGTTACATCAGACTTAAAATCAGCCCCATGTGCGATAATAGCATCTCCTCCCCACATATCCGCAATCTTAGGATAATGCCACACGCCATCTATAAAGAGCTTGCCTCCGTCTAATCCGTAGAAATCTGTACAAGCCAACGGATAGCCCTCTTTTTGAATATTAGGAAGTATCTCTGCCATCTGTGTACCATATCCAGATGTTGACCAAGGAGCATTTGAATTCCACATGACGCGGAGCTTCTTCTTATTTTCTTGACTTGACATATTCCTTGTAGGTAAGTTTGGTATCTGAGGTTAACCAGTCCAAATAGGTAATACACTCTTGATTAAAGTAAGTACGGTAATTTAGTTTTATTCCGTTGTTTCCTCCTGCCCAATGAAGCACTTTTAAGATTTTATCTCTTTCAGGATATCCGTCAATGCTTCTTGGAAGTATCAGCTTATCATCTCTCATTATGCACTTGTGCCACTCCCCCTTAGACCTCAATCCGTGCCAAGCACTATATTTCTCTTTCGGGTCGTATTCATCAAAGCACTTAACTTTATAGTCTCCGTAATAAGCAAGTATGTTCATCAAGTCCTGTTCTCGGTACTGGTAGTTATGGAAGTGATAAGAGTTTACCAGTCTGTGCCAGTGTTCAATCAGACGCTTGCTGTGTACCGCAATAAAGCCTAAGTTATAGTAGTAGTGGTTGGGAATATCCAAACAAGAGATGGTACCATAGCTTGCGGTATCTACTCTGTTGTAGTTATAGACTACCCCCATGTCATAGTCTCCTTTAAGGACATAATCTAGGTTGCCCGTTATAATCTGATCGGCGTTAGTTTGAATTATAAGGTCGTAGTCGTTTCTCAGCTCATACATGATATTGGGAGTTGCGCGGTAGAGCCAGTGAGGGTCATCATATTTAGCGACTTTCTTAGCATCCCACAGGAGTAGTTCAATATCAGGATGAAACTTATTCCATGAGTTTTTCATCAGTTGGTAATACTCAGTGTTCTTAGGGTCGGTAGCAATAGAGAAAGCGATTGTGCGTAATTTGCTCATGGTAGTAATATGTCAACCTTTTTAACTTTACGGATAGCAGTAAACATCCCTCTCGGATGGAAAGTATACTCATATCCGTGATATTCAAGTACTTCCCTCAGGTTAGGACACTGGAGGTGGTACTCTCCCACGATACAGAGTATGCGCTTTGCTACATCTCCAAAGTCATCTGCGGAGAACACTTCCTGCTCTAAGCCCTCAATATCCATCTTTAAGATGTGAACCAGCTCAATTTTCTCATCTTTCATAAACTGTGCGAGTGTTTTGGTCTTAACCGTCTCAAGTACCTTACCTACCGTAAGAAGTGATGAACCGCTTGGGTCGTTGGGATTAAATGATGAATAGATATAACGGTCTCCCTCTGTTCCGGCAAGTGCAAGCTTATACGGCTTAATATTGGTTCTCTTGTTCTCAAGGATATTGGTTGCCAGATAATCATAGTTTCTGGTAAGCGGTTCAATGGAGTAGATTTGTTTCGCAAACTCTGACATATAAAGAGAGTAGACGCCAATACACGCTCCTGCATCAATTACTGTGCCGACTTCAGGCATGGGAGTTTCGTACCATTTCTTTCTTACGATTTCACTTATTTGTGCTTGGATAGGGAAGTCTGGACTGTGGTGTATGGAGTATTCTGTATCGTTAACCCGTAAAGGTGTAACCATTATATAAATCTAGCAGATTGATTGACTATTTGCAACAACAAAAAGAGCCAAGGCGTCCCCTGGCTCTAATTGAAAACAATACTTACGCAAGTACTGGTTTATTCTCGCTGTTATAGGACGAGATAACTCTTACATGATAAAAGTCTGCCGTTCCCATAACTGCCGTTCCAGTAAATGAATGGTTCACGGTGTCAATTAAGGCACTTGGTGTTCCTGCATTGAGAGGTTTAGCTACGAAGTTATTAGCCCATGACAGACCAACGACATCTGCCGCTGCTCCGATTCTCACCGGTAATCCTAGCCAAAACACATTAGAACCTGACTCAGTTCCTCCTGCAACTCCTAAGAATGCAGTTCCGTTCTGGACCTGACCTGTTCCCCATGTGATGGTGGCTGCCGTTACCTTAGAGAAAATCTTGGTTCCTGCTTTTCCCTGAGTTGCTGTTCCGAGTGCATAACCGATATTCTCAGTTATTGCTTCTCCAAATTGATTCTGACCAGTAACCGCAACAGTTCCCGCATTAAGAGAACCTGCTGTGTTTACGATGGTAAGTTTCAAATTTCTCGGATAGTCTAACTGTTGATTAGTTATGACGAAAGCTCCTGCAGCATCTCCAGATTTACCTGCGGCGACCGTACCTACGAATGCCGATCCTGCTGTTTCTGCGTATGGACAAGCGATTGTATAGGTTTCTACTCTGTTGATTTCATCCGGGTCTATTTTCTCCCCGTTAAACCGTACTTCTGGTTGAAATTTCTTGAATGACATTTTTACGCACCTCCTTCCTGTTGTCTTAATTGATAATGCCGTTTTTTAGACGAACTACACTCTGGCTTTTGGCCCTATTCTAATGATTTAAGTATTCTTGACCTTCCCTGTAACTCTTGAACAATCTTCTCGCCTCTTAGTCTTGCTAACTCTTTCCTGCCGAAATATGCTTCTACGCCCTTCTCCATGCCCATTGCTACCCTTTTAAGGTATGATGCAACGGCGTCTGCTCTTTCTTTTATTTGCTCAACATAATCATTATTACGTCTTGCCCTTAAAAGCTCCGCCTTTGCAATACTCTTTCTTATTACTTCTTTGTTACGCTCTGGGGAGAACCCTGCTTCAGGCTCCTCCATATAGAACTTCTTGTAATCAAGCTTCTGATTAAGCGTAAATTCGTTGCTCATGCGGGCGGTAGGAGAGTCGGACTCCTAAACTGGACTGAGGTGAGATTTTTATATTAAGTTAAATATTACTTTTTATTAGTCGCCTCAATCGGTCAAACACATCCGCCCAATTGGCAGTCAGGTGTTTGTAATCATTATTGATTTTGATTACATTTCCTGTCAAGATGCTGCCAAAACCATCTAATTAGCTAGTCTTCTGAGTTAATCTACCGTTTGCCGCTGGGGCTAAACAGATAAGATTAGTGAACCATGCCATCGTTGCCTGATATGTGATTTTGTCAGGGCGTCTATAGAGTGAACCATTGACGTCTTCCAACCATCCCATTTCAGATACCTGTGCGATTGTCCATGAGTCTAGATTTATGATTAAAACCTCTCCGTCTGGAGTGTTATAATCCAAGAAGACACCGACTTTACCAGCACCGGCCGCGAACTCAAGTCCGGTCCATCCACCTAAGAGATCGGAAGTATTAACAGAACGTCTCATTGCAGTCAATATGTCTCCATATTTCTTGTAAAGAGTTGTGTTCATGAAAATTGCATACCTATCCCCTACTTGTGCGTACTTCTTAGCAGCTAAATACTGTTGCTCCATTGCGGAGAGAGTAAGAGCTTCAGAGGTCGTACCCACCTGTGGAGTCCATCCATGAGTAGATCGTGCAACATTAGCATAAGTTGACGTACCAGTTGACGTGGAAAGAGCTGCTCGGACACCTTCTACTTCGGCTGTACCGCATCCTTCTCCCGATCCATCAGCATAGTAAACTGGAGCATTAGCTGAACCACCAGCAGGGTTGGTTGCGGTGAGAGTTACTGTAGTGCCATTATTAATAGCAGAAATAGTAGCCACACTTGCACCAGCCGTACCTAGGCCCAGAATCTGTCCAGCATAAAGGTATTCAGTAGGTGATATATCTCCGTTAACCGTACCATACCAATCTGTTGATCTACCATCACCCAAACTTGCGTTCGGTTGCATAAGGTAAATCGTTGCAGCGGTTGATCCAGCCACCTGAGAAACCACGCCGATACCGTCGTTCATATACTGTCTGTTCACGTTCTTAGCAAAATCAGAAGCAAGTGTTGAAGCTTGGAAGGTCAGTTGGTTTTCCACTGCACCTTTAGCGGTTTTGGTCGCATCCATGGTCAGCTTTGAAATATCAAATGCACCCGTAAGGATTTTGACACCAACATACGCTTGTCCGATAGAAGCACCTCCAGACGACAAAGAGTTACCGTCGTTCGCTAGATTGACGATTCCTGAGTGTCTTGAAGTACGAATAGGAGCATAGAAGTAGTTATTCATATAGGTTACTCCTTTGTTCCTTTTTACCTGGTCAAGCAGTATTGTTTGCTTATTGAAATTGTCTTGAATAAAAGGCATTATTACCTTTTGTAGAGCGTTACTTACTGAACTTAATGTTATTGCCATTTTTTGTTATCACCACCTTTCGTATAAATGTTAATTTTTAATAGCGAATCACTAATCACCTTGTCCTAAAGCCTCTTTCATTAACTGTTCAATGTTGTCTCTTGTTACGGGAACTTTGCTTGGCTCTTTGCCTCCTGCATCTGTTCCTGTCTCGGTAACAAGTCCCGGTCTCTTAGCTTTTCCCAGTTCTCTTGATTTGAACTCGTCAATTTCCTTTTCATACATCATCTTGTAGGCTTGTTTAGGACTCTTAGCTCCGTTATCAGCCATCCATTGTAAGACTTCTTCAGTCTTAAACTTTGGTTGACCGTTTGAGCCATCCATCTGTTTCTCAAGGTCTTTACATTCATCCAAGAGTCGCTCAGCCTGTCTTTCCTGTTGATAGAACGGTCTAAAGTTGTCTCGCATAAATGTTGCGAAATCATCCTTAGTTACTATCCCTATTTTACGGGCTGCTTCTCTTGCTTGCTTTACTTGATCCTCGTCAAAGTTCTGGGGTCGGTTTCTGGCCTCCTCCATTTCTGTGATGCGTTTTTCAAGTGCTGCTTTCTCTTGAGAAGTTTTGGTGAAAGCCGGATATACCTTATCAATCTTGGTGTTGAGCTTAGTCTCAATCTCTCTTGTCTGCTCACCCAAGCCCACTAAACTTTGCAGTTCATCCTGGGTATATTCTTTATCACCTAACTTTATTTTTTCAAGTTGCTCTGCGACCTGTTTCTGTTCTTCCTCCTCTTTAAAGAAATCATCTGCCATATTTTTCACCCCCTCTCTCTACCGCTTCCTAATTAGTAACGGAACGGTTAGCTTTATCTATCTATAAGAATAATGGGAAAATATTGTGTGGTCAAGTTTTTTCTCACTCAAGCCATCCTTTAATTTGTTCTTTTGTATTGTGAACTTTTCCATATTTGCTATGAAAATGCAAATGACACTTTTTACATAGTGTAATACCATAAGCTATGTTTGCTCTATAATCTGGATTATCATTAAAATTTAATATATGATGTGCATGTAATTCAGTTCCTCGTATGTTGCATTTCTGACAAGTAAAATTATCTCTTAAAAATACTGACGTTCTCCATAACATTCCTTCAGATGAATATTTGAATCTATCTCTTTCTATTTTCCATTGTCCTCTTGGCTTTGGATTACTACCATTCTTTTTAATAACTGTTTTACTTATTTTATTTTTCCTCTCTTCTGATAGTTTTTGTCCCATTAGCGTTTTACTTATTTTTTTCTTTGTTTCCTCAGAACAAGGACCTTTTTTTATACCTTTAAGAGCAATAGAATTAGCTAATCCTATTTTTCTTTTATGTTCTTCTGATAATCTTTTTTTAAAAGAAGCCATATATTTATGAGTTTTCAAGCCATCCCCTTAATGCACAAGAACAATATGATCCTGCACCATTACTTGTTGCGCTTACTTTAAGGTCAGCTGTTGCTGGTATTTTAATAGGTATTTCAAATTCTCTATGAAATGAGGCGTCTTGTGTAACAATCTCAAAGAAGGGTTGAAAGAAGTCTATCTTAACTGTTGGAGCTGTGTCATCTACCTGCGCTCTCGCTATCCATCTTACAACTTTCCCCGCAGTAGTATAACCTGATGAAACAGCAATTGATGTTAAGTATAGGGTTTTCCCAAGTGGCACAGTATAAGTTAATCCTCTGCCTCTGGTAAACCCAGTAGTAATCTGTCTGTATACTGTAGCTCCTCCAACTAATTTAACCGTTATATCTCCTGCGGCAACGGCGTCTGAACCTACCTGAGTAGCACGAATAGAATTAACTCTGAGTATAGTAGTATCGGTAAGTGCCACTGGTGCAGTACCGTCTAAACTTATAGTTTCAGTTTGTTGTGAATAATCTGTATCAAGATAGGTTATTTTAACTTTCTGTACTCCGGGGCCAGTAAGGGTATCAGCTGTTCCGCTTGATACTACCTCTAACGCTGTACCTGCGGCAATCCAAGGATATACCCCCCCTTGAGTGATAATATCCTCCTCAGTTGCTCCTACATCTCCGTTATATCCCAGCTTAGCATAAGCAGTATGGTCTGTTACATTACCCTCTGCTATGTCGTAAAGATAGGGCATTGAGGATGTTCTTATCTTATTATTGATGTGTTTTACTCCATAAGCAGTACCGTTCTCATCTGCCATTGATTGTGTATATGGATAAGGCTGTTTTCCTAACTGCATATTAGAACATCATAATCCTTCGTAATACGGTCAGAGTATGTGCCAGATAATAAATCCACTTGATTGTGCCTGTACTTGATAGAGCCCGAATCCACATCTTGTTCCCCTGATTGACTGCTCCACCTAAATACCAGTCTGTCGCAAATGGTTTTACCGAGTTTTTCACTACTGAATAGCGATAAAACCTTACTGGAACTGATGCTGATGGTGCGGTGTGGAAGTAAATATACTCTCCAGTCCAGTCAGATGATGAACCTGTTGCAAGAACAACTACTGATGGCTGATAGGTAACAACCTCCCAAGTTGGTGCGCCTGATGTTCCACCATTAATATTAAGTCTATCAAGAACTGCAGTTGTACCACGGAACGAATAAATGTATCTTCCGTCTCTAATATTGGTTATATCAGCCCATTTAGCATCTCCTGTTACTCCTACAAAGTCTCCGCTCATTCCAGCGACAGCGTTACCTGCTCTAGCGGTAGTGGGTGAAAGATTAGCCCATGAGTTTCCAGAGATTGAATATTTGACTGTTGTAGCTACATTGTTTCCCATTAGGTAGATAGCGTTCTCATCTCCCTCAATAACGTAGGTTGAAGTATCGTCTAGGTCTGCGCCTGATGCAAAGGTTAGGGTATCAGCATCACTATCGGTTATCACTCTAATTTGCCCAATTCCTGTACCACCAGTAATCCGTACCTGATAACCTATCCATTGGTCGGTAGCCCATCCTTTTCCATCATCCTCAAGCGTTGTAGTTCCGCTATCAGCGTCAGCCGTTCCAGAATCATAACTCACCCCATACATTCCAGGAGTTACCATTCTTCCATCTGTTCCCCATGTTCCAGCTAGATTAGTTATTGAAAGAGTTGAACCCCATGACATCGTGGCGATATCAAACCTCTTAAATGAGGTAGCAAGAACTCCTGATGTAAAGACAAAAAACGATCCAGAGTTAATTCTAAATGTATCATTATTAGCAACTGTTCCTGCCGCCGCTGCAATCGTCAAAGTAATCGTTGAACCTGCTACTCCCGTGGTTGAGATGGCGGTTATTTCTCGTCTTAATCCTATGTTAGCGGCTGTACCTGATAGAAACTCCACATACTTCCCCACTACGAATCCTGTGATATTGTGTGTGTTAAGGGCTACGGTTATGGTGGTTGTTGAGCCACCGTTTGCGGTAAATGTGGGAGACCAGTCTGAATAACAACCACATGCTCCTGCGGTTAAGGCCGGAGAGAACGCACCAGAGGCAATCTGTATCCAGTCATCGTTATTATGGTCGTAGAGATAGTGAACGGTAGCTGATGTCATGTAAAGAGTAAATCTCTCTACATTAGCATTATCGTTCACGGTAAACATATTTCCTGCGGTTGCAGTTAAGGCAGGCATCATGGTCTGCCATTCCTTACGGTGAAGAAGTGCTATGTTGTTCTGGGTTTCTGTATAGGCCATATTAGACGGTTATAACCACATTGTTAATATTTGAATTGATAGCTGCTAAATTTTCCATGGCTGTCCTACTTGTATAATTTACGCCTGCTATAGCATAAGTCGCAACAAACTGTGCATTGGTTATTGGACCTGTTACGGCTGTTGATGGAGCAGTTAATACCGTAACACGCAGGGAACGGCCTCCTACTTCGGTCATGGCACTTGCCAGAGCCTGAAGCACTCTTATTGCCTCTCCCATCTCATAGGTATACATTGCGCCTGTTGACGGCTCAACTCCTATGGGAAGTGTCGGGGCTGTTCCTTTGGTATCGGCAGCTCCTAAATGACCCTGTACGCCTAAAATAGAGAAGTTCTGCTGTTCATCCTGATGGGCGGAGACTTGACTCATGGTTATTTCTTAAATCTTTCTAAATAATCGGTAACTCTTTTAGTTTTTAAAACAGGTTGGGGGGTTGCAGGCATCGGTTTCTTTTCAATCATAAGTACCCGTCTACCCGCACTACCCTCAATGGCTTTAACTATCTGTACGGTCATTCCCTTTTCTTCAAAGAACTTAATAAGCTCTCCCTCAAACTGATAGAGGTTAGTCCAAGTCTCGCTTGGGTCCATCATAAACAGGTATTCTAGGATTGCGATATTTTTCATTCTTCTTCCTCCTTATAATATTCAGGGTTTGATTTGAGGTGGTCTTTTACAATAACTTTTACCACGTCTTCTCCGAGGGTGGGGTGTTCTTTACCCTCAACTGCAAGACCGCGTTTCATACACTCTTTTTTCTTGTTTTTCTTACCCTCAAGAGCTTCAGCTAGTTCTTCCTCATCTATTTCCACTCTGATTCCCTTTTTCATTTTGTTTTTTAGAATTGCTAATATTAAATTCGGTTTGTTTTCGTTTAAGCTCCATATCCTGTGAGGCCTTTAATATGTTAATCTTCTGCTTCTGCTGTTTGCCCTGCAGGTCTACCTGATGCGTTTCCTCAGATAGCCTCATCTCAAGCTGTGCTTTTGCCTCTTCAATGGGGTCTACTTGCGGTTCTTTCTCAATAAGGCCTGCGTCTTTGATAGCTTCCATTGCGCCTATTTTAGCCTTGAGTATGTCTTCCTCATCGCCTTTCTTATCATCCTGCCCGACTACTCCTGCGTCTTTCATTGCCTCAACTACCGCAATCTTCATCTGGGTTATCTGATCTTCATTAAGAGGAGATGATTGGGTTCCTGTCTCCATTGCATCCATAAACTCACCAGTTGATCCGAATTGGAATATCTCTAAGAACTTAGTGATGACCTGATTAACCGCGGGTTGTGTAAGATAGCCCTGTGTTGCAAGCTGTACCATAAATTGTGCAATCTGTTGCATGGTTTCTTTCTTCCCCTCAGCGGTAAATCCAAGCCCTGATTCAACCTGTATGTCAACTTGGGTATCTGCGCTTATGGGAACGACTCCCTGTGGAACGTCAATCTGTGCTTTACGTCTTGCTTCAACTCCTGCCTCTCCGATTATGTCAAAATACTCCGGTTCACCTTTTTTAAGGTTATAAACGGTCTGGGGAGTGATGTAATATTTTGAGGCTATTTTTATCATCTTTTGAGCAATCCGTCTTACGGTTGATTTCATCTGGTCAGATGCAATCTTTAAATTGGCGTATTCGGTTGCTTTGATTGACTCAATGGCCACTCCTGAGCGTACACCGCTGGGAAGCTGACCTAAGGCTGAGGTTGCCGCGCCCTGCTCCTCAATTATGTTGTTAAGAAGACCTATAAATTCAAATAAGAACGGAGGAATGTTGGCAATCTGACCCTGTGTGGGAGGAGTGGCGGTATATTCAAGAATCTGTCCTCCAGGGATATTGGCAATCGTAACATCCTCACCTCTGCGCTTCAGCCACGTTCCTGTAACCATGGTATTTGCGTATCTCTCAACTCTGCTCATCACGGTATCAAGACTCTTGTTGGCAGGAATAAACCTCTCAATAAGGGGAACCTGATAGATGGGTCCCGGTTCATATCTGAAGTCAACAAACGGGTATTCGTCAATGGCCACATATTCGTCTCTCAGCCAAATACCCGCACAGGAGAAAACGTGGCGCATAATGACATCTCCCTTTGACTTACCCTCCATTGCGCCTGTGTTTTTAGACTTAGCAACAGCTGATGCCCAATTCTTATCTGAGAGATATTCTTTAATGAATGATTCTTTTAAAATAATGGTTGCGGCTTTATCCGTTGAGATTCCTGTTGAGTAGCGTGAAATCATATAGGCTTGCTTAATCTCGGATGAAGCATATCTGTTATCAGGATTAAGCTTGTCCAGTTGTTCTTTGTCAAATTTACTGTTTGATTTAATCTTCTCAATCGGTTGGGGGATTGCTTTAATGATAAACGGACAATCCTCAATAAAGTTCAGATTGCCCATAAGGTAGATGTCAAAGGCATCAAATACCTTCATGTTAATCTTTTCATCAAATTCATCAGGCCATATCTGCATATAAGAGATGGCGTTCTTGGCTGACAACATGGCCATAAAGGTAAGAAGCTCTTTGAGACCTTTTTGCTTCCAGTCGTTCTCAATCCATGAGCCTATCTTGCTTGCGATCTGTTTTGAGTATTGGTAGGCCTTTTGGTAGTCTTCGGGATTGGGGAAGTTAGTCCGAGTGATTTTGTAAGGATAGATGACCGGTTGATATTCCGGTCCCATGAGAAGATTGGCGATACCTCTTATCTGACGAGAAGCTTTCGGGATTGCCCGTTGAGGGAGATTCATGTTTGAGCGTTCTGCGAGGTCTATAATCTTGCCTGTTTCTCTTGAGACATATCTGAAGTGGAAACCATCATCAAAGAAGTTGTTGTCGTACCAGCGTCTCTCAATCTGACGTCTCTGGAAGACAGACGATTGCATCATAGATTCTATCTGCTGAGCAATAGATTTTGTATCGGTTTCAGAAGTATCAAACTTCTGGTAATTCATTCTGTCTGCCATTTAGTGCTTGTTTTAAAAACTTATTAAAAACGGATTCGTCAGCTTCCTCAACAGGAACAAATTGCTCCTTTGGTTTTACGTCTAGGTCTACTTTCTCCATTATGGCACTCTGTGAGAAGTCTTGCAAGTTTTTTGCCATAAACGCCTTCATGTATTTCTCGTTCATGTCAAAGTATCTCCCTAATGTATATATATTAGCAACGACCAAACCGATGATTACTGCGCCTAAAATAAGTTCACTCATATTATTTTATGGGTTTTTTTGTCCAATGTCTTATAATCTCAACTGGAATATCTTTTATTCCCAACATCTTCATGGCTTCAAACCTATGTTTTCCGTCTTCTATTCCATGCTTTCCCCCACCCTCAATAATAACCTTTAAAGGGTCTATAGATTTTATTCCTTTTGTTTTAATTTGTGTTATATACTCCACAATCCTATCTATATCTGGTGCAGCCTCGTGGGTTATTAGAGAACTTGCGGGTAATGTTGCAAATCTTGATTGTGGTGCGGCAGTTGCCCCAACAACCATGTCCATTGCGTGTTTTATTAACTTTTGTCTTGATTCTGGAGTTTGACCAAGAGGCTCTTTTTTCATTTGTAAAAGTTCGTTATCTATTCCAGTCTTAGCCTTCCCAACAACGGACATAGCAAGTTTTAGAAGATTATCCATACTTAATTATCACACCGCTTTTTATGTTGGTCAAGTTTTGCGTTTATAATTGCTTGAGTGCCTTATCCAGTGCCCGTATCGCATCATTCACCCCCTCAAGACCGGCTGAATAACGGATTAGATTATCTGCTACTCCTGCCTCTTCTCTTTCTTTACTGGACATTTGACTGTGCGTTGTTGTGGCGTTATGAACCCACACCGTATAGTTTCCTCCCAGATGGGTTACTTGCACTCCAAAATCAAATATCTCAGCAAACCTTTTTGCTTTACTCAAACCACCCCTTACATAGAATGACAGTAAGAATCCGTAAGCGTTTGTTCCGTCTGGCAGTTTCATCATCTTCTTTGCTATCTCATGTTGCGGATGGGATTTTAGTCCGGGATAGTTCACCTTTTCAATCTTCGGGTGCTTTTCCAAGTACAGCGCAATTTTCATGGCGTTTTCAGACATTTGTTTTGCTCTTAGTCTGAGAGTTGCAAGTTCATCCCAGATTATCTGGGCGTTAAATGGTGATAGGCACGGACCCATATTGCGGAAGTGCCCGCCCTTAACCTTATTTGCGAAATTCTCTCTCAGCTCAGGAATATTGGTAACTATTTTATCAAGAGCAATGATCGCCCCACCGATTGCACGGCTACTTCCGTTTGAAATCTTTGATGTTGAGTGAATAACAATGTCCGCTCCCCATTCAAATGGTCTGGTTATGGCGGGAGAGGCCATAGTAGAGTCAATAATGAGGGGAATTCCATGTGAATGGGCTAGTTTTGCCAATTCTGGAATATCAGGAACGAAAAGCATTGGATTACTGGGAAACTCTATATAGAGGAACTTGGTCTTTTTATCAATTTTCTTTTTCCACTCAGCTATATTCCACGGTTTTGTTACCCATTTTACTTTCCAGCCTGATTTTGGATAAGTAACTCCGAATAATTGCTGTGTTCCTCCGTAGACACGGTTTGATGAGACAAAATTATCCCCTGAATTGAGAAATGCCATCGTTGACATCATTATTGCCGCCATTCCGGAGGAAGTACAGAGTCCTTGGGTAAGTCTTTTTATCCCCAGACCCTCCAGAGCCGCTATTTTTAACGCAAGATGGTCGGTGTTGGTATTGTCAATTCTGGTATAGATTTTATTCGGATCGTTTATCGTTTTATATGACAAAAGAAGGCTTCCATCAACTAAACTGTCATATGGCCCTCCTGTTGTACTGAGGAAAAGGGGGAGGGTCATGCTTTTAAGTCTCCGCATCTCTTCAATGTCATAAAGCCCCCATAACGCTACGGTATCAAATGCCTGATTTTTGCTGTCTCTTAACTGTTGCTCTCTTCTTTTAACCGTCTCAACACTCTGTTTGAGAAAATAGTCTTTCTCGTTTTTTGAATTGTTTATAAGTGAGAGTTCTCCCTTCAGAGATTGTTCTTTTGTTTCCAGAAAGATTGATTTTTTCATTTGATTAAAAATCGTGATTTCCAGTAACTTTTAAATGGGTTGGGGACATGAAAGTTGCATATACCGTAGAACACAGGATTGGGGTTTTTAAAGAACTTCCATTTTTTGTGGACAATCCACAAGATTACAGGCACACCCCCATGCTCAAAGGATATGGAGTTCTGGTCAATGTAGACCGAGGGAAGGACTATCTTTAACATGGCTATCCCCGACTCCTTTACATACCTCTCCTGTATACCTGCGTCTATCTGGATAAGGGAAAGATAGGGTAGGTTGTCATAGACTTGTTTGGCAACACCCTCCAATAAAAAAAACGGCAGTTTTGCCCTGTCCATGACGTCTTCTAAATAATAAAGCGCGGTGATTAGTTGTTCATGGGTAAATGGTACTTTTTCATTCAGAGTTCCATTCAGCCCACGAAGTTTCTTCTGCTTGCTCATAGGATTTTATTTGGTCTAGGAAGTAACGCTTTATCGGCGTCATTTCCTCATTTATAATAGGCCGGTAAACGGCGTTTAATTTATACACAGCTAAAGCATTTGCTATCACGATGTCATCATGTAACTCTCCCATTGCTCCATATCTTATTCTTCCTGTCGGACCCATTTGGTAGGAGAAGTTATCAAACTCAAAAGCTGTTTGCTCTAGGTTAATTAACCGTATCTTTTTTTGTTCAATCCAGATGGACAATTTTTCAACCATCTCTTTTTTCAAAGGTTCGGTTATTTTAATAGGATCAACGATAACTCCAGCCCTAAGTAAATCATCAGTTATCGGGTCTCCAAGCCCTGTTGCGTCAATCTGCACAAGCGCATTATTGTAGTGCTTTGCGGTTTGGATTATCTTCTTCTTCTGAAACGGATATTCAAGTTTATTAAACCTGTCCTGATAGACCTGATTATTCGTTCCAGTATCAAAGACTGTTATGACAGTATAATCCCTCACTTTTGCGAGGTCTACCCCCATTATGTAGTTGTGTCCTGTTTTGGGGCTCTCTGGTATTGCGTTCATTATCTGCCTGACCCCTCTGAATACTGACCCCTCACCCTCCAACCATTCACATAAAAGCTCCTGGTTAAATAATGACTCAGGCATTGATAACTGTGCAGCCTCAAGCTGGTCAGGGGCAATAACACCACTCTTGTCTGCTCTAAGGTAGTAAGTTGCCCATTCTATAGGATTAGCTTTTGCCTTCTGGTATAGCTCCCAAAAATGGTTCTTTCCTTTAGGGGTGGATACAAACCAACACCATCCTCCGTTACCGCGCAAGATAGGTTGTACTACTCTATCCCATGTCTCACGCTTCATCATGGCGTACTCATCAAGTACAACTCCCACCGGTCCTGCTCCAAGCAGTCTCTCAGGCGCATCAGCTCCTTTTAATTGGAGATAGCTTCCGTTTTTGAAATATACGATTAATTCAGCCTCGTTTTTACGCTCTATCAGGTCTTTGGGGATTATGTTGAACAACATGGCAGGATCACGCCAAACCGCATCTTTAGCCTCTGCATAGGTAGGAAAGACATGCCAGTAAGCTCCTATCCTCATTTGAGCTTGTTTGGTCTCCTCAATTATTGCTGTTGTTGTTTTTCGGGCTCGTCTGTGCCAGCATATCACCTTGAACCTCTGCGGGTCCTCCAGTAGTACCTGCCGTTGGTGTGGCATTAGTCGGCTCGGATCGGGGAACTGCTGGGATGAAGCCATGCCCTGCGAGTATATTGAATCGTATAGGTTCACCATTTTGTCCTGTAACTTCTAACTTCTGCTTAATCTTCTTTTTTGCCTCAAGTGCCGTTACAAGATATTTATGGCGCAGTTCAAGGTCGGGTATCTTTTCTCCCCGTTTATTCACCTTAGTCGCATTTAGCCCATCTGTCATCTTAATGGCGAGTTCGCTGTCTGATACTCCCGCAATCTCCAGAATAAGCGTGAAGTCAAGAGTCTTCATAAGCGCATCTGCCATATTGGCCGCATTTGAACGGTTGCGGACTCCATACGACCTCATGACCGACTCAACCGCATTTCCGGTCTCAAGATAGTTTTTTATGAACCGTCTTTGTTTAAGGGTAAGTTTACGTTTACGCTTCTCCTCAATTTTAGAGTAGTCTTCAGCGTAGAGAGCTTTAGCCTCTTTTGTGTATGCCACTATTTAATAGGGGGAAACATCTCACTATTGGGTTTCCCAAACATAACTGTTAAATGAGGTTGCCACTTGGGAGTAAAGATTTCACAGATAACCGTATCATCATATTTCATAGCGACTTTGATAGAGTTAGTATAATGTATATTATATGCTTTGGCTATTTTTTTAGTGTTTGGGAAAGAAATCCCTGAGTCTTTACTCTCTCCGATAAAGTTACCAAAGTTATTCTTTTGTGTTGTTCGGATTGCCAGATAGCCCTCATTATTAATCACGAATATTTTGGCAGGTATTTTGTGATGAACTATGGTCTGCAACTCTTGAATGTTAAGCTGTAAAGAACCGTCTCCGATTATGGCAATAGTCTGCGCTTTAGGATTTGCCGCCCATACTCCGATTGCCGCACAGAGTCCGTATCCCATGGTAAGAGTTCCTGGGATTATGGAACGCTGGTTTTTTTTAATGCGGATGGTTTGTGCAACGGCAAATGCTGTTACTCCGCTTCCTGTGGTATAGACGTCTCCCGGTTTACTCAGTTCAGTAATCTTGGTTACCGCTCTATACATGGGGGTTTCATTAAAGTTGAAATACTTGCTCTTTAAGATAATGCACCGTCTTTGCCAGTTATAGTCTACTTGCGGATATTTGAGCTTTCTCAGTTTATTGATAAACTCTTTCGCATCTGTCTTTAAAAATAAATCAATCTTGATGGTTTTTTTAGAATGTTCATTCCTGTCTACATCAACCACAATCTTTTTAGCTTGAGGGGCAAACTGTCTCGGATCGTGCCCGACAAATGAGATGCACAAACGGCTTCCTATGGAGATAATCAAATCTGCCTCCTGAACCACCATATTAGCACTCCGTTGTCCTTTAGTACCTGCATGACCCATATATGAAAAATCTTTAGCTTCAAGAAGGTCAATACCCATAAGAGTTGAAACTACGGGAATCTCTTTTTCAGCAATGAGGTCTCTGAAGTCTTCAACCGCATCTGCCAATCGTATACCGCCTCCTGCAACAATAACCGGCCTCTTTGAGTTTTTTAACAGGCTTAATAAACTGTGCATTTTGAGTTTGCAATATCCATGGGGATGTCAAGCCATATTGGTCCCGGTCTGCTACCGAGCATTTCCTTATATGCTTTATCCATGTAATTTTTAACGTCAAGGGAATCTTTTAAAACCGCCGCAAATTTAGTGATGGATGACACAATCGGGATTATTGATGCCTCCTGTACGCCAAACGACCTGGTTACTCCCATATATTTTCTTGGAGCTTGGGAAGAAATAAAAACAACGGGGGTTGAGTTCTGCCATGCCTCAAGAACTCCTGTTACTGCGTTTGATGAACCTGGTCCTGAGGTTAACATAGCGCATCCTGGCACTCCTTTATACATGGCGTATGCCCCTGCCGCATAGGCGCAAGCTTCCTCATGATGGTTACAGATATACTTCATCTTTTTGTGAATTGCCACCGCGTCATTCAGATACATTGCCCCTCCTCCTGCGATAGTAAAGACGGTGTCTGTTCCATGACTATATATATACTCTATTATAAAATCAGCTATTCTCATAGGATACTTAGTGCAACTTTTATCCGCCGTAAACCCTCCATGATATTCTCCATGCTTGTAGCGTAAGATATTCTTATATACCCCTCGCCTTTGTCTCCAAATGCGGTTCCAGGAAGTACCGCTACTCCCTCATCAAGTAAGTGCTTTGCTATCTCATCACTTGTTTTCTTGAAAAATGAGATGTTGGGAAAAGCGTAGAACGCCCCTTCAGGCTTTTTACAAGTAACCCCAGGGATACTGTTCAGGAACTCAACAATATAGTCTCTCCGCTTCTCAAATTCAAACTTCATTTTCTTAACGGAGTTTTGATCGCCTCTTAATGCTTCAAGTGCCGCATACTGGGTAAATGTTGCGGTACAGCCTACGGTGTGGGTAAGGAAACAGTCAATCTTTTCAGTCATCTCTTTGGGGAAAACCATATACCCTATCCTCCACCCTGTCATGGCGTAGGTCTTTGAAAATCCGTTTACTAATATGGTCTTATCTTTATTTGAGAGGCCGTAGTAGCTCTCGTAATCGCCGTAAGAAAGTTCAGAGTACATCTCATCCGTTATGACATAGGTGTCGTGCTTTTTTATTGCTATCATCTCGTTATGACCTAGCACCTCACCAGTCGGATTGCTAGGTGAGTTAAGGATGATGAGTTTGGTCAGGTTGGTTATCTTATCCTGTGGTACACAATCAAAATAATCAATAAGAGCCCGATAGGTAGGAAATCCCGGGTTGGGGTAGTGCACATGGTCTCCCTTATTAAGAAGTGCCGCCATAGCAACAAATATCGCGGTCTTACCTGACGGGGTGATTGCTACCTGTTCAACCGATACCTTATGCTTTTTGGCTATCTCGTTTCTCAACTCAAATATCCCCAAAGGAGAAGTATATCTTGTTTTTCCTGAGATGATTGCGTCTATCCCCGCATCAACAATATTCTTTGGAGTCGGGAAGTCAGGTTGCCCTATCTCAAAGTGGATAATGCTTTTTCCCATTGCCTCCAGTTGATTTGCCTTATTCAACACAACATAGGCACCTTCGGGGGTGAGCTTGTTGAGACAATCACTTACTTTTGACATACTCTATTATTTTGTCCGACATATAATCTATGTCATCAATTGATAACCCGGGGTACACTCCTACCATGAAGGAGTTGAACATGACCTTATCTGCGTTGTTCAAATCCCATACTATTCTTTTTTTAATATTTCGGTAGGCGGGTTGGCGGGTTATGTTTCCTGCGAAGATAAGTCTGGTCTGAACGCCGTTTTCCTCTAAGAACTTCGTTATCTCCCTGCGGGTGAACTTCTTGGTCTTAATGGTCATCGGAAATGAGAACCAGCTGGGGTCGCTTCCTGACAGAACATGGGGAAATTCAAATATGTCCTGAAGTCCCTCTAGGTTTTTAAGGAGTCTTTTATAATTGCGTTTGCGGATGGTTACGAATTGGTCTAGTTTTTTCAACTGTTCAACGCCGATTGCCGCCTCTATCTCCGTTGGCTTTAAGTTATACCCTATTTTACTGGTTATGTATTTGTGATCGTATTCATGGCCGTCAACCCTGAAGCTGAAACGTGCCTGACACGCCCCCATGTGCCTTTTCTCATCCCCCCTACAGTAACAATCCCTCCCCCAATCTCTGTACTGTCTAATTATTTTCTCCTGAAGTTTGTTCTGGTAACAGATAGCCCCTCCCTCCCCCATGGTTATATGATGGGCGGGGTAGAAAGAATAGGTGGACAGGTCTCCGAAACTACCCAACTTCTGTCCGTTATATGTACTCCCCAGAGCATCACAGCAATCCTCTATTAAAAGTAAATTATGTCTCTTACAGAAGTCGGCAATGTACTCAATATCCGCAGGGTTACCTAGGGTATGGGCGAACATTACGGCCTTAGTCTTGGGAGACAGGGCGTGTCCTAACTGGGAGTAGTCAATGTTGAGGGTACTGTCGCAATCTAAAAATACGGGAACTAAATTATTCTGGATAATGGGGTTAACGGTGGTGGGAAAAGCAAGGCCACAGGTTATAACCTCGCTTCCCGCAGGCAGCTCAAGAACTGTCAGGGCTAATAAGTTGGCAGAAGAACCTGAATTGGTAAGAACCGACCCGTTCATTCCGATATAGTTGGCAAGTGTTGTTTCAAATTCCTCCCCCTTATCCCCCAACCCGAACCACCCCTTATCTATCACCGCCTTAGCGGCGTTTCGTTCTTTCTCATCCATTACTCCACCTGCGTACTGGAGACGCTTAGTAGTAGTCATAGTTACGTTTCAAACCACATCTCACCCCGTAGATAGGGGTAAAACCGATACTTTTAAGACGGGTAGTGTTTGCCACCCAGTGGTTTGTGTCGTAAGTACGGAGACCGGAGACTTCTTTGTAGTTTAGTTTTTTTCCCGCAATTTGTTCGTAAAGCTTAACAATCTCTAAATTGGAATATTGCTTACCCATTCCGATGTTAAGCGCCCCTGTTAAATCACTCTCTGCTGCCCTTACCATGGCCTCTGCCGCATCAACCACATATATCCAGTCATGTTTGACCTCCGGCACTAAGTTCATCACTTCCCCTGACTTGAGAGACTTGATAAGGGTGGGCATAAACCTCCACTCATACTCCCCCTCCCCGAACATGGAAAACGGTCTCACCACCAGCGTGTTCTTAAAACACCCCGTTAAAAGAGACGCACATGCTTTGGTAGTGGCATACCCTCCGACAGGGTTTAGTGCATCACTC